GTCTCCGTCAGCGTGTTATACTTATTTCAAACGCAGACAAGTCGAGTCTGCTTTCATCTGCGGGTATCCATTCCGCAAGTAACTAAAGGTATTAACAAATGATCAAAACTGCTTTCGCTGCTGCCGCTGCAGCTGCTGCATTCGCTGCTCCTGGTGCTGCCCTCGCAGGACCCTACGTCAACGTGGAAACCAATGCAGGTTGGACGGGCGCTGATTACACGGGCGCAACTACAGATTTCCATGTAGGCTACGAAGGTGCTCTGGGTGAATCTGCTTCTTACTATGTGCAGGGTGGCGCTAGCTTGGTCTCCCCTGATGGTGGCGACAGCGATACTGTCCCCTCTGGTAAGGCAGGTATCGGCGTTGCTGTGACCGAGAAGCTCGGCGCATACGGCGAAGTCTCCTTCATCGGATCTGGCGACGATGACATCGATCGTGGTTATGGTGGTAAGGTGGGTCTGAAGTATTCCTTCTGATTCCTTACTACATAACGTAGAAGCGGGGGACCTTCGGGTCCCCTTTTTATTCGGAGATCATTATGACATTTGATGTGTATACTCGCAGAGGTTGTCCCTACTGCACAAAAATTAAACAAGTCCTAGAGGCAAAGAAGTTTAACTATAAAGAATACATGCTAGATCGTGACTTCGATCGTAAAGCATTCTATAGTAAGTTTGGCACTGGTAGCACCTTCCCCCAGGTGATTATGGATGGAAAGAATACAGGTGGATGCACTGAGACTGTAAAGTATCTCAGAGAAAACAACCTTTTGTGACGGTTCCTAAATAATTGAGCCAGTTAGTTAGGGAGGTTGGTTTCCATAAAAACAAATCATAAGGAGGGAAACCATGCAGGTCGCACTAGTAGTCCTTGTTACAATCGGAGCATTCATCCTAGGGATCACGGTCTCTTGGTTAGCGAAAGGTTACGTTGAGGACTTTATCGAAAACGCTGCTTATGCTAAAGCAGTAACCCATCCCGAAATGTTTGACGCGGATGGTAACATGTTACAAGATGACTTAATTTACATCAGACCAGACACTCAATATTGGAATGAATGGGTTGATGACGAAGATGATGAATGACTAAGGAGTTAAATCATGCCTACAACAACAAACAGTAGCAGCCGTCTACTGCTATCTGAAGTGCTAAGAAAAGTTAGTAATGCAAAGACGAAGCAGGAAAAAATTAACCTGCTTCGCAAACATAACAGCACAGCACTGCGTCAACTATTGATCATCAACTTTGATGATAGTTTGACTAGCGTCATGCCTGAGGGTGATGTCCCCTACACACCTAATGACGCACCTGCTGGCACGGATCACACACGTCTAGAGCACGAATATAAAGGTCTCTATCGTTTCTTCAAGGGTGGTGCAGATAAACTCCCCTCACTGAAGCGTGAGAGTATGTTTGTGCAACTCCTAGAGGGTCTGCATGAGAGTGAAGCAGAATTGCTTGTGCTCTGCAAAGATGGACGCCTGGGAGACAAGTACAAAAGGATTACTAAAGCAGTTATCAGCGAGGCATTTCCTCAGATCGAATGGGGGGGTCGCTCTTGAGTAAATCTAAGATTAGAATTATCAAACAGGATTGCGATCCTTCAGTTGCAGAAGATAGGACGTTGCCTTATACTTCCTATCTCTGCACATATCTTCTTGATGGTGTAGAGCACCATGACTTGGTGATTACAAATAAGAAAGTAGATATGTTTGATTATTATTGGGATCTATATCAAAAAGATTTTCTTAGATTTACTCAGACCGAAGGAAGAATCAACCCTAAACTATGGAACGATCCAAACCAGAAAAAGAAAAAATGACCACGGTGTATCTGGATAAGAGGGCAGAGGAAGTCCAAGCAGCAGAAGCAGCAGCAGAGGCAGAAGCAGAAGCAGCGAAAGAAGAAGCAAAAGCATTGGGACAGAAAGTCCTAGTAGATATTTTTGGCTTCCTTGTCAAACCTTTCATTCTCATGGTAATATGGAATGCAGTAGTCCCAGGTATGTTTGGTATCACAACACTTACTTACTGGTCTGCCATGGGAATCTATGTGATTTCTCGAATGCTATTTGGTAACAACAAGAATGACTAAAGTATGCTTGGTCTCTGTCACTCCTGAGGCAGAGAAAACAATTGGTTATATTGCTCGTGTAAGCAACCCTGCAAACCAGGAGAATCCTAAGGTGGCAGGACTGCTGAAGTATTGTATCAAGCATGGGCACTGGTCTGTGTTTGAGCAGGCAACGATGACCCTAGAAATCTCTACTACTAGAGGTCTGGCAGCTCAAATTTTGCGTCATAGGTCCTTCTGCTTCCAAGAGTTTTCTCAACGCTATGCTGATTCTTCCCTACTCGGTGAGAAGATCTCACTCCCAGAACTCCGTCTTCAAGACCACAAGAATCGGCAGAATTCTATCGATGCTATTGACCCTTGGACGAAACAGAAGTATGAGATCCTGATGCAGCAGCACTTCAAGCAAGGTATGGATTTGTATCAGCAAATGCTTGAAGAGGGAATTGCAAAGGAGTGTGCTCGTTTTGTGCTTCCCCTCGCCGTAGGGACAAAACTTTACATGACAGGCAATCTGCGTTCATGGATCCATTACATAAATCTGAGGACTGCCAACGGCACCCAGAAGGAGCATATGGAGATTGCAGAGTTGTGCAAGCAGCATTTCATCTGCCAATTCCCAGTCGTCTCTGAGGCGCTTGGGTGGTGCCCTGAGGGTGACTGCGGATGCTCTCAGCATCTTGACGAGTGCGACTGTCTACAACCATCATTGAGGATCGATTGATGCCTACTTACCCAGTAATAAATAAGACCACAGGAGAGAAACAAACTCTCCACATGACGATGAAAGAATACTCTCAGTGGAAGGATGAAAATCCTGACTGGGATAAAGATTGGCAAGCGGGAGTCGGTGGGGTAACCTACGGACAACCCAAACAGTCTGACGGATTCAAAGAAGTCATGTCCAAGGTGCAAGCAAAGCACCCTCGTGCAAACCTGAGTCGATACACTTAAACTATGGCTAGAGCAAGAAAACGTGGCAATGGTGGTCCTCCAGTCCCCCCAGGTATGTCTGCTAAACAGATCAAAAGAAAGAAACCGATTGATAACTCCTACATGGTGCCTATCAATCCTCTGACTCCCAATCAAGAGACTGCTTTCGAGCAGTATTCAATGGGTCAGAACCTGCTGCTTCATGGTGCAGCGGGCACTGGTAAGACTTTCATTACGCTCTATCTTGCTTTGCAGGAAGTGCTTGACGAAAACACACCGTATGATAAAATCTATATCGTAAGGTCTCTCGTGCCGACTCGTGAGATTGGTTTCCTTCCTGGAGACCATGAAGATAAGTCTGCACTCTATCAGATTCCATACAAAAACATGGTTAGATACATGTTTAGTATGCCTGATGACAATTCATTTGACATGCTTTATGACAACCTCAGAGCGCAGGAGACTATTTCTTTTTGGTCTACTAGTTTTATCCGTGGTGTCACTCTCGATAACGCTATTGTTATTGTCGATGAATTCTCTAACCTCAACTTCCATGAGTTGGATTCGATGATCACCCGTATTGGTGAAGATTCTAAGATCATGTTTTGTGGTGACATCACTCAGTCTGATCTTACAAGAGAGAATGAGAGGACTGGTATCGCAGACTTCATTAAGATCCTTCAAAACATGAAGGAGTTTACCTGCATTGAGTTTGGTATTGAAGACATCGTAAGATCTGGTCTAGTCAAATCCTACCTAATCAATAAGTATAATCTCGGATTCTAAATGTTTAACTTTATCAATGTCGATATCGATACACCCGATGTCGAACCTGTGAATGAAAATGGGGTCAGGTTTTACCCCATCCCTGGTGCTGATAAATACTATCCGAGTGTTACCTCGATCACATCGTTTAAAAACGCTGCATTCTTCGCACAATGGCGAAGAAAAATTGGTGAGCAAGAGGCAAACAAAATCACAGCACGAGCCACTCAACGTGGCACAGCATTCCACTCCATCACGGAAGACTATATCAATGGCAACCTGAATCTCGACACATACTTGGAAAACAATCCATTGTCTGTTAGAATGTTTCAGGCGGCTAAGTCTACAATTAACCGTATCAATAACATCCACTGTCTAGAGTCCTTTCTTTATTCACATTACCTTGGACTCGCTGGTCGGGTTGACTGCATTGCAGAATTCGATGGTGAGCTTGCTGTTGTCGATTTTAAAACCTCCACTAAGGAGAAAAGCGAAGAGCATATTGAGCACTACTTTGTGCAAGAGACTGCCTACGCTGCAATGTTTTTAGAGCGCACTGGCATTGAGGTAAAGAAAATTGTCACACTTATCGCCGTTGAAGACGGATCTATTCAGGTCTTTCAGAAGTACAATCTTGATGACTATTTACAGCTACTTAAATCCTACATCGAAGAGTTTGCAAATGCCAAAGGATAATCCTGAGGAAAAATTTATGACAGCAGCTCGATTCTCTATGGAGATCGAGAGGTTAGTCAAGACTAGCAACGGACTAATCACCTATGTGGAGGCAGTAGTAACATACTGTCAAGAGAATGACATAGAGTTGGAGACTGTCCCCAAGTTGCTGTCCAAACCTTTGAAGGAGCGACTGCGACATGAAGCGCAACGTTTCAACTTTATTAAGAAAACATCTAAGGGAGTGCTGCCACTGTGACAGGATTTGAAGTGTATAAAATGTATCTCGCATTGAAAAATCACTTCACCAAAGACACCTATGATTATGTGAAGTATCGTGGTAAGACACGAGCAAGTGAGAAATCTTTCCAAGGACGTAACGATGTTTACTTCTTTAAAAAATTAGGCACAAAGTATTCTGAGACCGAAGCACTCGATTACTTTGTGTCTAATTTTATTGTTAATCAGAATGGATACATCCGTAATTTTTCTGACACTAACTACAAGCAATGGAAGACTCACCAAGAGTCTTTTACTTACAAGTTTGAGCAAGACGTAAGTCTTCTCCTTGACGATGTTGATCCTCCATATGAAACAGCGTTTGAAAAACTATTCGCTGCAAAGAAAGGACAACATCCCATCATCATTCAACGCTATCTAGCAAACGATATATCATTAGAAACTCTTGTCGTATTTGAAACTTGTCTTGGTTTTATAACACGCTTGAATAAGATACTCACTGACCCTCTATGGAAAGAGGTCTCGATGAGGATTCATAAGTATTCACCTTTCCTGGATATTGATTGCAAGAGATACAAGAAGATAACTTTAAAAGCAATACAGGCAAAGTTATGAGTAAATTTTTCGACAGCGATCAGGTACAAACTGATCTCCATAACATCTTCCAAACCTATCAGGGAATTGCAAACAAAACTAGTCAGTTGCCTAACATGTCCAAGGAAGAAAAACTAAAACACATTGAAGACTGTAAGGGTCTGATTACAAAACAGAAAACGTTCTACACCCGTCTAACTCTTGCTGCCAATGAGGACGAGCAAGCACTTGAGATGAAGGATAGAATCAATGCACTCTCCAACGCCTTCGGGTATCAAGACCTGACTCAATGCATGGAAGCAATGGTCAGGACACTTGAGCAAGCGGCACAACAGGAGATTGACAGGACCTAAATAAGATGCTATCCTTACAGGGTAGTCACCAATACAACTACACACTAACAATACGGAGA